GCTCCCAACAAAAATTTCTTGCAGGAAAACTTCCAAGTCCTAAATTTGCAAAAGGTAATTTTAACACCCTTTCTTTTCCCAATTTATTTACATAACTATCATATTCTTGTGGCTCAACTGCTATTAAATAATCTAAGTTATCTGCTTCAAATAAATTTGCAGTCATTGTAACGTCAAATCTTCCTTTGCTAATTATGTAAACAGGGAATTTATTTTGCATATTTTGTACTTAAATTAACGTGCCATACCCCTACATCGTCACCACCAAATTTTTATAATCATATTTCATCTTATTTTTATCATACCATTCGGCTGCTAAATCTTCATTATCAAAAATAAAAATAATACGATGCAATCCTTTTGAATTACCAACAGGGTCAAACTCTTCATTAATATCCAATTCATCTTCATTCATTGTGTTTAATTCTGAACCTGCCGACCAATTCGGTATCTCCATGCCCCACGCTTCCAAGTCCACCACGTCCCAATCGTTCGCCAGTGTATCCCAGTCCCATTCTCCAAATGCTACATTGTCCGCAATGATAAACCGCTTCTTTTCCTCCTCAGTTAAATCGCTGCTTCGCTTTACCCATGTTTCATCCACGTCCGTAAATCCAAGTTCTTGCAAGGCGCGAAGCCTCATGTTTCCCCCGAGTACCACGTTATTTTCGTCAATGACCATCGGGCGAAGCGATAGCATCTTTGGAAACTCCTGTATGCTTTGCTTTAGCTTTTGAAACTTGTCGTCCCTTAGGACGCGTGGGTTGTTCGGGTTTGGTTTTATATCCTTTAGCTTCATATACTTTTTAACACTTGTTTACGTTTGTTGTTGACGGTGAGAAGATTTCGCTCAGTCAAAAGCCATTTTCTCCCAGCCTGCAAATGATTAAAATAATCCCCGTCCTTTTCCAACGCCTTTTCAAATTGTCCGCTTAAATCGTCGTTGCCCTCGTACAACCGCACGCCTGGGACATTGAACTCCGTTATTTCCTTCGGTGCATAAGGAACGCAACCAGTGACAAGCATCTCCATCGCAAAGTTATTCGACTTACTTTGGTTAAAATTGTCATTTGTCAACGGGAACACGGCGTAATGTGCCGCACTGTTTTTAATGAGCTCAAAGTATTGAAACAAGGAATTGTTCCACGGTATGACCTTTACATTTGGGTAAAGCGTTTTGCCCAACCACTCAGGAATACCAATAAATGCAACCTCTGTGTCCTTGCGGCTGCTGACATAATGCCAAAATATATCCACGGTTTTTAAATCCTCAATGTGTGTCATGCTTCCACGCCACAACACGCGTTTAATCTTTGCCTCAAGTTTATCAGGTGACACGGGACAAAGTGGCGTCACTTGAAAGTCAATAGCGTTAGGAATAACCATTATTTTACTTTCGTCAAAGAATTGTTTGTAAAACTCTTTGAGGTACGGCGTTGAAACGATTATATAATCGGCATACTTGAAAGCCTTTTCAACAGATTCTTTTACCTGCGTTTTACCGAAGTGTGCCGACGCTGGATTCGCAGCGTTAACCTCATGTAATAAATCGTCGTGGTCAAGAATGATTTTTTTACCCATCTTCTTCGCCTCCGCGATCATTGATAACATTCCGTCACCATTGGGCCGTTGAAACAGGATAACGTCAACGTCGTAAAAATCATACCACTTTACCGTCTCAGGATTAAGGTAAGTAATATGAAGATTTATCATCTGGGAGCGAAGCCGCATGAATGGATTAACGGAACGATAATAATCGGTCGTTGGACTGGTTAAATTGGTGACAATGCCTAACCTCATTTACTTTGTTTTTGGTATGTGTCCAATAAAAGGTTTAAAACCTCCTCCATCGAGTGTTTGACGTTTGTTTCCTTCCAAAGTTGAAATTGCAAATCAAGCAATTTTTTCCTTATTTTTTCGTCCCGATAGCTTACCGAAAACACGGCGGCGGCTGGTTTATTGACATTCATTTTTTTGTTCTTTTAATCTGTAATAACGTTCCATTTGGTATTTATTAACCCTCTCTTTGTTCGCTTGATACCACGCTTTATTCCTAATGCTTTTCTCAGCCTTCTTTTCAGGTGATTGATTCTGGTGATAAAGCCTAAAATATTCCCTTTGCTTTTGCTTTTGGTACTCGGTCATATTCTCCCGATACTGCTTTTGATACTCAGGTGTCATTTAAAATGGGAGTGATTCGTCTTTTACCGTTGTTTCATTTGTCATCTTCGGGTTGTTCTCCCCAGGCGTTGCCTTGCCTCCAAATTCAATGTTATTTACCATGCAACGAATAACGCCCGTTGGTTCTCCGTTCTTCATGTACGCATTAACCCCACCTGTTCCTTCGACTACGACATACGTACCCTTTACCAAATGAGGCGCAAGTTTGGAACCACGGTCACCCCACATTGAACACGTCACCCAAACCGTCTTTTCCGTTGGATTGTTTCCAAATGTCTTTTCCGTATGTGCCACGGAGAAAGAACAAACGGTTGTATCACCAACGGACTTGATTTCAGCATCTGTACCAAGGCGACCCGCAACTATTAATTTTATCATTGTTTTTATTTTCTTTCTGCAAATATAATATTATTTTTGTTATCAAATTTAAAATATTTTTTAAGAATATATTTATATCTTTGTGGCGCAAGTTAGTTTAGTGTTAAAATGTTTTGCGACGGCAAAAAGACGAAGATTAGATTCCTTCACTTGCAAATTAGCAAGGTGGCGGATGGGTAGCGCAAAGCGGCGACCGCGGCTGACATTGTGGGTTCAAATCCCACCCTTGTACTTACCACCCGAAGGTTGAGCAATGCTGGCACCGTGCGTTGATAAAGGGATGGAACGGTGTAAATTTTAGCAAGATGGCGGAATGGTAGACGCACAAGTCGGATGGGTGGAGTATCGTAGCCCAAGGTTATACTTCCTTAACAAAAAAAAGTAGGGAGATACTCGTACGGGTTCGATTCCTGTTCTTGCTGCTAAAAAATTAAGGTTATGAATATTAAACAATTAAAAGAATCAATCGCAAATCTTCCTGACGAAATGGAAGTGGTTTTACAAAAAGATAGTGAGGGTAACGGGTATAGTCCACTTAAAGGTGTTGACTCAGATGCTGTTTACATTCCTTATAATACATGGTCAGGGGATGTTTATTCAATTGGATGGACTTCAGATGAAGCTGATATGTCAGATAAAGAATGGCAGGAAATAAAGTCGAAACCAAGAATTTTGATTTTATATCCTGTTAATTAATATTAACTTAGTCAGGTGGCGGAATGGTAGACGCACATCCTAAATACATTCAGATGGTGGAACTGAATTAATTGGGTGTACCACTTGCGGGTTCGAATCCCGTTCTGACTACTTTTTAAACCTCTCTTAAATCTCTAATAAATCTCTCTTAACCTCTCTTAAAATTAAACCTTATTCCTAACCTCAGGAACATGGTAATAAAAAACAAAACAAATGATTGATAACAAATTTTTTTTTGACAAATCCGTTGAACTTGGTTTTACCACGCGCGACTACGAACCCCTTGTTTCCTTGCATACCAACGGCGCAAGGGTTTTGCAAATCATGGGGTGTGAATCCGTGTTTGAGTTCGGATCAGGACTTGGATTCTTTTTATCCGCCTGCCAGCGCGTGGGCTTGTATAAACACGTTGGGTATGACATTAACCCGTATGAAAGGGAATTTGCAATAAGCAAGGGCATTGACCCAGGGAGATATTTACTTGCCAAATGGGTGACGAAATACCAGTTAGGAAGATATGAATTAAAGACTCATGGTTCATACGATGCCATTTACTCCACCGAAGTCTTTGAACACATGACCGACGAACAAATTAGCTTTGTCATGCCAATCCTTTACAAGACCTGTAAAAAGTATTTTTATTTTACGTCCACTCCTCATGCCTCAGCCGATCCAGCGTTCGACATTGAATGGGGACATATTAACCTGAAGCAAAAGGACGAATGGGTTGCCTTGTTTCATCGACACGGTTTTGACTTGCTGAGGGAAGCGACGGAGGTAACGCCGTGGGGGCTTTTGTTCGTGAAACGGGAGAAAAAGTAAAGGTATGGCAAATTATATTAAGGCAGCATTGGACAAGGTTTTGACATACGAAACACCGCCAGCCGTGGTAAAATACATGGAAATGCAAAGCGCACTGGGGAATCCGCCGTGGAAAAAAAGAAGGAGAAAGTAATTAATATTTTGTATATTTGTAATGTTCTTTTGAATGGCGTAGCAGGTATTCAAAAGGAAATTGGAACAAACCATTGTTCTAACCCTTTGCCAACGAACTGCTACTCGTTGGCAATTTTTTTTTATACTCATGCAAATATTAAAAGAACTTGAAGTCTTAATCCCACCGTTAACAAGTGAGGAATTTAAGCAACTGGAACGTAATATTCTTGAAGAAGGAATACGCGACCCATTGGTGACATGGAACGGTATTTTAGTCGATGGACACAACAGGTACAGGATTGCTCAGGAATACGACATTGACTTTGAAACCGTGGAAAAGGAATTTCCAGATATTTTAACGGTAAAGGTTTGGATGATTGTAAATCAATTCGGGAGAAGGAATTTAAACAATTATCAACGGAGTGTTTTAGCCTTGCATCTTGAAGGCGTTTACAATGAGAAAGCAAAGGAAAAGCAAAAAGGAGGACAAGGAGGTATTTTGCTTCCGCAGAAATCTGCGGAAGGAAATAAATTAGAAAATGAGACAAGGTATAAATTAGGTAAAGTTGCGAACGTTTCACATGATACGATAAGCAAGGTAAAGAAGATTGAAGCCACCGCCTCCCCCGAAATCAAGGCAAAGGTAAGCACTGGGCAAATAAGCATAAACGAGGCATTTAAGGAAATCAAGAAGGAGGAGAATGAACAATCAAAAACGCAAAAGGCGATTGAGATAATTGAAAAAGTTTACGAAAGCAATACAAATATTTTTCATGGAAATTGTATCGAGTTTATTAAAACCATTGAGGATAAAAGTATTGACTGTTTAATAACCGACCCACCCTACGGCGTTGACATTCAATTTGGCGCGTATGACAATCAACTGAGCCGCAAGATTGAAAACGATGGAAACATTGACGATGCTTTGCTTTTGCTTGATGAAATGTTACTTGAAGTAAAAAGCAAATTAAAAGACAATGCACACATTTACATTTTTTGTAACTGGAAAATATATCCTCAATTCAATGCAATTATTTCAAAGCATTTTCAAATCAAGAACCTCATAATATGGGATAAATTATTCATGGGAATGGGTGACTTAAAAGGGAATTATTCGAGCTCTTATGAAATGATTGTTTTCGCTGGAGGCAACAGGGAATTTTTATCAAGACCCAAAAATATAATTCAATGCAGATTTAATGATGAAAGATTTCATAACACTCAAAAGCCCGTTGATTTAATTAAGCAACTCATTGAAAATAGTACCAACGTCAATGAAACAATTTTCGATCCTTTCCTTGGAAGTGGCTCAACTGTCATTGCGGCAAATCAATTAAAAAGAAATTTCATTGGATGCGAAATTGACGAACAAAATTATAAGATAACTTTAAAAAGACTTGAAGATGGTAAGTGTTAATTATAAAGAATTTAGAAAGTACTCAGACAAAAGCCTTCCAGAGGCAAAGGAGCATATTTCAAAATTTTTCAATCAAGGACTTTATAAAATATCGTTGGTCGAATTTATTAAGGAATCTGGAAAATATGACGATACCATTAACGCTATTGACTTATTTGTAAATATTCCTGAGTTTAAAATAAGTCACAGGGCACGAAAAAAGTACGGAGACATTATTGACATTACGATTAAAACAAGAAGCCAAAACCCTGAGGTAAAATCTGAGTACGAAAAACTTTTGGAGTTTTCTTCACTCAATAAATCATGGTTTTATTTTTATTGTTTTTATGACGAGGAAAAGGATAATATAAGCAGATATATTATTTACGATTTACGCAAATTAATCAGGCTTCCAGAGTTTAAAGACAAATCAATCTTTGCTTATCCAACAGACAAATTTAACACAAAAGACGGCGGCTCACATTTTAATTGCATAACCGTTAATAAGTTAATTGAGAAAGGTGTTATTTTGGCTGACTGGTCAAAAGGTGAAGGCGAAGCAAAATATTATATATAATTTGCCAAATATTTATTATCTTTGGTTATTCTTTTGAATCAGGTAGGAGCGATTCAAAAGAACTTCGGGACAATATCCGCATTGTTCACATTGCCCAATGAACTCCTACTCGTTGGGCATTTTTTATTATAACTTATGGAGTTTTCATTTAACGTTGAATTTGCTAATCGTTACGGTATTGACGAAGCCATTATGATAAAATCCTTCCAATTTTGGATAAGGTTAAATAAGGCTAATGGAAATAATTTTAATGATGGTAAGTATTGGACGTATAATACAAATAAGTCACTTGGTTTGTATTTTACCTTTTGGAGCGAAAAGCAAGTGCGAAGGATTATTGAAAGCCTTGTCGATAAAGGTATTTTAATAAAAGGTAATTATAATAAAATCGGTTACGACAGAACGATTTGGTATGCCTTTGTTAACGAAGATTTATACCTTTCAGATAACTTTCATTTACCAGATAATGGATTTGACCAAAAGGGAAATACCATTTTACCAAATGGGCAAATGGATATTTCCAAAAGGGCAAATCGATTTTCACGAAAGGGCGAACCTATACCAGTTGCTAACCAAGTACTAAATACATTTACTAACTCAGATAATATTGAAAATCATTCTGATTTTACCGAATTTGAAAAAATTGAAATTACTGAAAATGAAATTAACCAAAGTAAAAAGGTTAATCCATTTACTTTAATAACACAGTTAGAAAAAGAAAAAAGTTCCGCGAAAAAAGAAAAAGAAAAGATTCCCTCCCCCACTTACGCCGCCTTCTCCGTGTTTTGCCAAACCTTCGAAAACTTATCTGGCGCCGCGTATCCGACTGACCAGAATGGACATTACATCATGATGCCCAAAGACGCGGGTCAAATGAAATTTCTTATGCAATACATTGACAAAATACACAGACAGGGCGATAGCCTTGAGGCGTTGAAGGTGTTTATTCAAGCGGCATGGAACCTGAATGACAAATGGCTGAGGGCAAATTTCACCATTGCAAACATTTACGGACAAGCCTCAAAGATATTTACCGCGTATCAAACGACAAGCCCAGCGGCAAAGGACAAGGCGTATAATGATAAATTACAAGAATTGCTTGCCGAAAGAATGGCAAAGTTTCAAGATTAATAAAAACAACCAATTATGAACAATTTACCAATGATTGCCAACCGCGTCGAAGAAAAAATACAAGACGTGCAGCTTGTTATCCAGAACCGCGAATTAAGGATTTTTAAAACAGGTACAAAGGAAGCCATCCCGAAGATTGCCCAAACATTAAGCCAACTTCTCCCCGTGTATGGCATTGAGCCAAAGCCAGAGCACTTAATGGAAGTCACCGACTTTATTTCAAATTACAAGTTACTTGCCGTCGATGAAATTAAATTGGCATTTGAAAAGTTTGCAAAACAAGAACTTGATATTAATGACCACAAATTATACGGCAAAGTTGACCTTCATGCCATTGGTCGAATATTAACGGCTTATATAACATGGAGGCAAAAGATATACTTTGCCATGGATTCCGACATTCAGGCGAAGAAAGAAGAAGAAGATCGCATTAAACGCCTGGGTAAAGTGGCTGAGGAATACGATAAGGACTTTGATAACAAGTTGAAAAACTTTCAAAAGCCATTGGAAGAAATACCCGTATTTTGGTACGACGAATGCGTTAAGCGTGGTTATATCAATGAATGGAAGGAAGGGGAAAAGGAAGCCTTGTGGCTTGAGGCTCAGGAAATGGCAAAGCAGGAAAAGCCCGATTCAGATAATTTAATTGATCGCAAGAACCACATGAGGAAAATTGAAGAAGGAAATATGCCCCGTGCCCGCGCACTTGCTTACAAGTTAGCCGTCTGGCGCAAGGTGTTGCTAAGATAAGTTTCATAATTTGGTTTTGTTTTGGTGGGGCATAGAAATTATGCCTCACTTTTTTTTAATTTATTTTTGTAAATATTTTTTTATTCAAATAATTATATTTAAATTTACGTATTGAAAATAACAAAAGCCAATTATCATGATGACAATGAATGAATTAAAAAACCACTTTGACAAGGTTCACGAATTAGTAGCCGATGCAGCATTTGTAAAAACTGTTTACCACGCGGTAAAATCTCAGGGTTGCACCGACGAAGAATGGGAGGCAAATAAAATGCCAATAGTTGCAAGAATGGCAAATGAGTATCTAAACAAATTAGACCAGGACATTAAAAAGGTTCAAGAATCATGGAGCTAACCACTCCATTTTTCCACCTTTAAAAACTTACCAAAATGAATATTACAAAATACACATGCAAATGTACCATCGATAAAAAGAAAGGTCACTTTGTACACGTGACTTTTTCCCACGGCTTCGGCTTGTACGGGCAAACGTCACCGCATTCGCCTGAGGATAACATGGAGATACACGGCTGGACATTTGAGCCAGCGGACATTGACCTTGAATTATATCCAAAAATCACCCGTTACAATCTCATGCCCCTTGTAGCTGAGAATGAAATGGACTGGACAATTTTAACAAATCAATCACTTTAAAAACAAACCAAAAAATGGAAGCTTTAAAAACCACATTAACCGACAACGCGCTTACCCGTTATTACGAGTTGAGAATCAAGTATCTTGAAGGCGAAAACGAAAGATTAAGGAATGAGGCGCGCGCCGACTTTTTAACGGTGTTAGACTTTTGGATTTACGCCCAGCGTATAATTGAGGCTTATGTAATATTTCATAAGGAGTCCAATCATGACCATTATCTTGACATGATTAAAACAATATTACAAAACATGGAAAGTAAAGAAGAAAAAGCATTGGATACTGGTATAAATAAGTTAAGAATTGAAATAATTGCTCGTTGCAAAATCGCTATTATTAAATGCCAACAAATAACCGCAGCAAGATGATTAATATACAAGACTTCGCGCTCAATGCCTCATTGAGTATTTGCCCTTCGCATATCGTTGAACCCCTTCACCTGAAAAAATGGTGGAGGGAACGCGGAGTGGGTGAAATAGAAAAATACTTTTGGACGGGTAAGAAAATAAAATACGATCAGGAAATAGACTGGAAGGCAATAAGTGACCACAAAAAACAAATGTGGTACGATTCTCAAAATTTTCAAATTAATATGGGTCATGAATATTCTAAAAGGCAAGGTTAAATACACGGCGGGCAAAGTGTTCGAAGGTCAATACGGACCATCCATTAACGCCGTCATTACATTGGACAACGGCACTGAGGCGCGCGTTTACGGAAAAGCAGACGATACAAAGTTAATGGCATTGAAGAAAGACGACGCCGTCACCATTATCCACGACGGCAAAAGTTATAAAGTCGCATTCGATATGCTTACAGCGAACGAAATACCTGAAAAGGTACAAACACCCACCGAAGGCGCAAACGTGCAGCAGGCGGCAAATGTACCCCCTAAAAGCAACGGTAAAATGACACCTGAGGAAATCACGGAAAAGGCGACGTTAATGACTTCGGTTTATGCTGACATATTTCACCAGTTGCAAGCCTCGGGGCTGGAGCCTGCCCAGGCGCAACCAGCCGCCGCCACGATCTTTATTCAAATCGGAAAATATTTTTAATCAATTTGGTACGTTTTTTCCCCAGCCTGAAACATGGCTGGGGTTTTACCGCGCCGCAAAACAAAAGAACCATGGAAAACCAAGAAGAAAAAGAAACGTCGTTGGAATACTTTTACGATAAGGTATTGGACGCCTCCGAGTTTTACGAATCAGAATACAAAGCCATTGTCGATGCTTTGAATGAGGCAAAGAAAATGTATGACGAGGAAATTGAAAAGGCTTATATGAAAGGTAAAATGGATTTTAAGAACCAAGCAATTGCATTTTATGAAGATAAAATAAATATGGCTTATAAAGAAGGTTGGTTTGATGGTGCTGAAAATTTTAACCCTAATAAAAACAAATAACCATGCTCCTTCCAAAAAAATATATATCAGTCAGCCAGATTAATCTTTGGTACTCTGACCGTCAAAAGTACATTAATCGTTACTTTTTAAACCTTCCTGAGGAACCATCCATTTACATGGACTTTGGCAAACAATTTGCCGAGGATACGGAAGCGTTTATCAAAAACGGCATAATCATGGAAACCTTTCCCGATTTTTACATTGACAAAATACAAGGCTTCAAAGGTTTGGAGGCTGAGAAACCAATAAGCCTGAGTATTAACGATATTCAAGTCGTTGGTTATATCGACGCATGGGACAGGGAGAACAACCGCGTTATTGACTTTAAAACCTCAGGCAAACCGTGGACAATGGAGACCTTAAAAACAAGCCTTCAAATGAAAGTGTACGCTCTGGCAATGTTTGTAAATGGTGACACGATTCCCGAAAGCCAAATCAACTGGCTGGGAACAAAGAGAACGAAAAACGGCTTATCTTTTACGGGTGAAAGTTGTGAATTAAACCATACCTTTGAAATGGATGACTTGCTTAAAGCCATTGTTTTGATTGAGCAAACTTGCAAGCAGATAAGCGAGGTTTATAAAAGTTTTTTACACAGCCATTAAAATGGAAGCCATGACCGATGATTTGGAAAATGAATTGAAAAAGATAATGAAATCAGATACAAGGGGATTAAGGTTCAATGATGAAAAAATCAGATACGACCTTATTCCCCCGTTGGCTCACCGTGAATGTGCCAAAGTTTGGACAAAGGGATTGGACAAATACCCCGCAGGAAATTGGGAAAAAGGTATGCCGTGGAGCGAGGTGATTGCCTCCGCCTTGCGTCACCTTGAAGCCATTCGTCTCGGTGAGGACATTGACCCAGAGGACGGTTGCCTTCACGCCGCGCACTTGCAATGCAACGCGCAAATGTTGACCGAATATTATTTTACTAAACAAGATTTTGATAACCGCAAAAAATACGAAACAAAATGATTTTAACCGACAAGACAATTAATGACGAAATTAGCGAAGGTAACATCGTTATTGAGCCTTTTAACCCTGAGAACCTTGGCACCAATTCCTACGATTTAACTCTTTCAAATACCCTGGTACTTTACACCGAGCGAGTGTTAGACGTGCGCAAGAAAAACCCATCTGCGCCAATCATTATTCCTGACGAAGGAATAATTTTGCAACCTGGCATTGTTTACCTTGCATCCACGGTGGAATACACGGAGACCTTGAAACACGTGCCAATTATCCAAGGGAAATCATCATTAGGAAGATTAGGTTTATTTGTCCATGTGACAGCAGGATTCGGAGACGTTGGATTCAAGGGGCATTGGACATTGGAACTTTTGACGGTTCAGCCGCTGAAGATTTACGCGGGAATGAAAATCGCCCAGCTTACTTATCAGGATATTTCTGAGATGCCTAATATTTCGTATGATAAAAAGCAAGACGCAAAGTATTCAAATCAGGGGAAAGATCCAGTCGCCTCAAAGAATTATTTAAATAAGCAGCCATGACCGACGAAGAAAGGGAAAAGCAACGGACGTATGACCGCGAATATTATCGAAATATGCCAGCCTTCCAAAAGGACAAACGAAAGGAGGCGACACGGCTGAGGAATAAGGACAAATACTGGAAGTTGACGGACGAAGAAAGGCAAATAAGAAAAGACAAAAGCCTTGCCTATTATTATGCGAACATTGAGGCATTGAAAATAAAAGCAAAAGCCTATCGAGAACGAAAATTAAAAAGTAAATATGAGTGACGAGGAAAAAAAACTTTATAAATCGGAATACATGAAGTCATATTATCAAAATATGACACCCTACCAAAAGGAAATAAGGCGTTTAAAAAATTTGGAAAACAAGAAAAAAAGATATGATGAAAATAAAGTAAAAAAACCTGAACTTTTTTTTAATAAAGACAAAAGGTATTATCTTAATAATATTGAAAAGATAAGAGCCTATCAAAAAGAATATCGTTTAAAACAAAAAGAAAAGAAAAATCATGATGACTGAAAGGGAAAAACAAAAATTAATCAAAGATGCCGCCAACGTCTTCGTTGCCGCTGGAGGCATTGTTACTTTGGCTTTCGCAATTTATTTTATTATTCACACTTTAAAAAATTGGTATTAATGAGCAAATTTGAAATTAAATACAATGACAAAAGAATGATCATTGAAGCCGAAAGCGTGGAAAAGGCGCTTGAGCAATTCAAGGAATTAAAAATTGAAGTTAAAAACTTTGAGATAAGCATTGCAAAGTTTGGCGAATACAGGAAATAAATGTGAAGTAGTAAGTTGTTAAAGTGTTCTTTTGGGTCCGTGTCCTTCGATGCGGACATTTTTTTTATTTTATTATTGTAAATATTTTTTTATTCAAATAAATAATATTAAATTTACGTATTGAAAAAAAACAAAAACAAACCAAATGACAACTTTAGCAAAAACAACAGAAAACAACGCAAAAGTAAAAGCACTTAAAAAAATAGCTGAGACTAAATGGACTGGAACAACTATTCACACAAATTTGGACGCTTGTTTAACAGGAATAAATTTAGATAGTACAAATTCAGGATGGTATAAACCATCGGCATCAAGAATAGATGGATTAACTGGTATTTTTATGATAAATCAAGATGGTTCAATTTTTTGCGAAGCAAGAGTTATAAAAATAAGCGAAAAAGAATATAAAATAGAATATATGACAATGGCAGGATGGAACGAATTTGAAAATCTTTTTCATCAATTTATGGATGAAAACTAAAAATAAAAAAAAACAAGAGGGGGGTGTAAACTCCCTCTTTATTATTTACCATTAAAAACAAAACAAATGGAAACAACAATTTTTGCAGTTATGTACTTTGGCAATGCCAAAAGATACCAAGACCTAAACTATGAAATCGAAGCCTTTACAAAGCGCGAAGCCGTTGAAAAATTTTACGAACAAATGCGCAACGAGGATTATTTTCCTGAAGACGAATTTGTTTACGGTGGACTTGTTCGCGACTGTGACGGAAACGTAATTGCTGAGCCAGGCAGCGAAAGCATTGAATACGACGGTGGATATTTTTACGCAGAACCAGTAATTCTTTAATCATGAAATTATATAACAATTTTCAAAAAGAAGTACAAAAGTTTCCAATTATTGCTGGTATGCGATTAGACGGAAAAGGCAACAATAAATTAAAAATTGTTGGTTACAGATGGGTTGAATTTACTTACGACGTTAATCCTGAAGTTGCAGACGATAAATTTATTGTTGGAGAAAAAATAATTAAAAAGACATTTTTATGAAAGAGCCAATCATTGAAACCTACGTCCCACAAAATAAGCGGATGCCATATCAGGTAGCCGCTGGCGTTGGCGTTGCCTTCGTTGTTGGGTTAATTTATTCCCCAATCAACACCCAATACCATTACACCTCATTCGTGCCAGTCGTTGAACGCGACACGGTGTATGTTCACAAAATTACAACGCTTACATTCCCAGCAAAGGAAGAAAAAAGCGAGGTCAATGAAAAGGCGTATGGCTCAAGGTCATACGGCTGGGAAATAAGGAAAATGAATATTCACGAATTAAGAAAAAACCTTGAAGGCAAAGGTTTCCGAAACCTTGATAAAATCGACTTATTTAAAATGCGTCGTATATGGCTGGCGTATTCCTACGAAGCCATGCTTATGAATGTTCATCACTTGACCGACTTCCCAGTGTCCATGATCTATTCCTTTTTCATCATTGAGGCAACCACTTCAGGCGTTGAAACCGAACTTTGGCGTAAACACGCGAACGCTGGAGGCGTAAAGGCTTTGAAAAATCAAAAGTCGGTGACGTACAAAACACGGGAGGTCATTCGCGGACGCGACAAGTACATTCGCGCCAAGTTCATGAGTGCAAGCACCACGGAAGAAGGCATGAAGCTTTGGGCAGGCGTTTTGAACTCTGGCAGATACGCGGAATGTAAAAAGGCAAATTACAAGTTGAAAGGGATAAAGTTGTATGAAAGCATTTGTAAATGTGTTTACAAAAGCGGGTATCACACGGACACCGATTACAAGTTTCGCGCCTCATTAATGGCTGAGTTCTGGGAGTTGAAAAAGAATCATTACCCGTTGAAAGGGAAAAGAGATGAATTTTAAATTATTTTGCATTTATTTTTGTAAATATTTTTTTGTTTAAATATTACTTTGTATATTTACATATCGAAAGAACGAAACGATATTTCACACAACAAAAACAAACGTCATGATCTCAATTAACATTTTAGCTCCAAAATCAGAACTTAGAACATCTTTAAAATCTTACATGGCTGTAAAGAATGACCAGCCAGTTATTTTCAAAAAAACCGCCAACAAATTCTTTGCAGAAAATGGCATAGAATTACAAGACGCTTCGATGGTTATCATAAAAGACGGCATTTACTGGATGTTAAAGCACACAATATACAAAGGCTACAAAGGTAAAAGAATCGAGGAGGCATCATATCTTCCGATAGTTGACGTACAGGAAGAAGTAACAACTGCACCAGTAAGCGCAAAAGAAGTGTTCAATTCTATCAATTTTATTAACCCAACAAAAAATCATGTAAGCTCAGTTGGCTCTTATGTTAGCGAGGCAAGATTAGACGCGATTGCAACGAAGATAAGCGAAATTAAATCTTACCTTCCTGAGGGTTCATTGGCTCTAAACATCTTAACAAGCCAGTCAACATTTACTGACAAGCAACTTTGGGTAATTGCTTATGCGCTTGTAAAAACTAATTACCGCCCATCTGCCACAAAAAAAGCAGACAAAAACGAGCTACCAACACGCCGCTTAAAATATGTTGACGGCAAATTTTTCACCGAAGAAATTGTTTACGCTTAATAATTGTTTCACAGGGCAGCGCCCCCAGCTGCCCCTTTTTTTTACACACAACAAAAACAAAATCAAATGGAAAAGAATTTCACAAACACACAATTTAAATGGACATTCGAAAATATTTCGGATAACATTCCAACCATCATGCTTTTAACCATTATTCTAACGTATGGCATCAATGCCTACTTAACCGCCATTTTTCTCCCTATTGACTTTTGGCTTGCGATCATTGCCGCCAGTATTTTGCAACTCGGACGCTTCGCCGTGGTTTTCATGGATTTCTTGAATCCAACCAAAGGAAGGAGTACTTATCCGCCGAAGATTGCCCTGGGTGCAACCCTTGTGGCATTGGTTGAAATCTTCTTTGGCTTGCAGGAAAAGTACGAAGGCGGCGAATTTATCACCATGTTTTTATTTGTCGGCACCATCGTTGTTTTCGGTTATTTACTTGAAATCAACTTTGTTGACAAGGGCGTGGAGGCTTATGGTATCAATGCACCTGAGCCAAAGCCAAAGCGCAAAAGGAAACCACGCGTAAAGGTTGAGGCAAAAGAAAACAATGAAACCACGGGAACAACGGCAAAAAACTTTGTATCTTCATTTAAAACAATAACACTTTGAGGACACTGATAGGCGTTGACCCAGCGTTAAGAATAAAGGGAATGGCGGTTTGCATTATCGCAGACCGCACCATGATTTTCAAAAGGTATAAAAGGTTTGTCGATTTTATCGGTGACGTTATAACCTGGGTGACATACGAAAGTCCTGTTGTTTTGGTTGAAGATTCAAGCCTCCAGAATGTGACCTTTAATAATTCAATCAACCGCGCGATCCTTTCTCGAATGTCCCGCAACGTTGGCATGAATCAAGCCGCTTCCAGGATTGCTTATGAATGGATAAAGGAACATGACATTGAAGCCTATAATATTAGCCCTGAAGCAAAGGGTAAAAAGTTTAATAAAGACGTCTTTATGCGAGTTGTCGCAAGTGAGCGACTGAAATTTGAACCAGATTTTAAACCAGCCAAAATAAGTCAAGACGAAATAGACGCTTTCTTCCTTGCGCTTATGGCAAAAAATTATATGAAACATGGAAAATAAAGAAACAAAAGCAAATGAATCGATAAATAGGATTCTTTATATGGATAATTACACATCTGAGGGTCTTACAAAGCGCGAGTACTTTGCTGCAATGGCATTGCAAGGGTTGTTAGCAAATGACAGTGCATTAATTATAAGCAAAGTAATAGATGCTGTAAAATCTGCAGGTGCTTTAATTGAGGAACTAAACAAAACAAAGACAAATGATTGAAAAAATAAAATCATTTCTTATTGAAATATGCATTTTTCTTGCATGTGGTATTTTAAAAGAACTAAACAAAACAAAGCAAGATGAAAAATAACGAATTAACAGACGGATTAACCAATGAACAATGGAAGGAAGCGCAAAGATGTTTTAACGCGCGCCCAGCTCCGATAAGATTTGCCGACACGGTAAATAGCAAACAATCGGTA